TGAGCGACATCAACCGAAAGCTCATCGAGGACGCCCCTCGCCTCATCGAATACGGCATCAAGAAAGGGTGGATCTCCTACCCAAAGAAGACTCGAGCCTACCACACATGGATCACCAAGGATAGTCCCCCACTCGAACAAGACGATTCGTCCGCGTTCGATACCAGTCCGTAGTCCAGCAACAAATCAACGACATGACAACGCTCCTCGAACGAGCGGCGCTTTGGCTCGCCAAGGTACCGCCAGCCATCTCCGGATCCGGAGGGCACTCACAAACCTACACCGCCGCCGTTGGCCTCGTCCACGGCTTCGGCCTGTCAGACACAGACGCATTCACACTCCTGTCCGATTGGAACCGCTCATGCCAGCCACCCTGGCAGGACCGCGAACTCCTCCACAAGATCCGACAGGCCAATGAGAAGTCCCACTCCAAGCCCCGCGGGCACCTCGCCAATTCCTCGGCAAGCAGCCCCGCTGAGCCATTGGACCTGACACGGGTGCGGTTCAGTAGGCCAAAGCCTGTGGAGCCTCCGCGGGTGCCAGAGGGGTCCGTGGAGCCGTCCGCGCCATCAAACCCGCCCGCAGCCCCCATACCGGCCTCGCACGACGCATCGGAGTTCAAGCGGTTCCTCACATCCGCCTTCGCGGCCACCGAGGTGGTCTGCATCTGCGAGCAGGTCGAGGATGGTAGGCCAATCAGTGCCGGCTCATTCCTTCCCCTCGAGGACTGGATCGCTCGCTTCGATGATCCCGAGTCCATCCTGTTCCGCAGCGACCGAACCGATGGCGTCTTCGTACGCATCAACCCGTTCAAGCCCAACCTCTACAGCGGCTCCGACAACGATGTCAGCGCGTACCGCCATGTCCTGGTGGAGTTCGATTCCAAACCCAAGGCCGAGCAGGAACAGCTCCTCCGCTCCTCGGGCCTCCCCATCAGCGTCCTCATCGACTCCGGTGGCAAGTCCATCCATGCATGGGTCCGTGTCGATGCCCCCAACCGCAAGGAATGGGACGCCCGCAGGGACCTCATCTACTCGGCAATCCCCGATGTCGATCCCAAGAACAAGAACCCATCGCGCTTCTCCCGGCTCCCCGGCTCCTGGCGGGGCGAAGAGAAGCAGAAGCTGTTGGACATCAACCTCGGCGCTCGATCATGGGAAGATTGGCTCACCGATCGGGAGACCGATGATGACAAGGCCACCGTCGTCACGGTCAAAGACCTCATCAACTTCGACCCGGACAACGATCCGGATAACCTCATCGGCAAACGGTGGCTCACACGCGGCTCCTCCATGATCATCTCCGGTGGCACCGGCATCGGGAAGTCATCCCTGATGATGCAGATCGTCATCCAGTGGGCCATGGGCAGGGACTTCTTCGGTGTTGCACCTGTACGACCACTCCGCATCGGTATCGTCCAAGCCGAGAACGACAAGGGCGACCTCGCCGAAGCATTCAAGGGCGTCATCAAGGGGCTGAACATGCACACGCCCGACATCCGCATCCTCCAAGAGAACCTGCACTTCCGCACCGAGGCCGTCCGCACCGGTGACGCATTCCTGGCCTACGCGAAGAGATTCATCACCCGATCGAAGCTCGATGTCATCATCGGTGACCCGCTCTTCTCCTACTTCGGGGGAGACCTCAGCGACCAGGGCGAGGTCAGCACGTTCCTTCGGAACAAACTCCAGCCCATCCTCCACCAGACCAAGGTCGCTTGGATCTGGATGCACCACATCAGCAAAGCCCAGCGGAAGGACGGCGAACCCATGACCACCATGGAACTCGCCCACTCCGGGTTCGGATCCAGCGAACTCGCCAACTGGGCTCGGGAGATCGCCGTCTTGGTAGAAGTAGGCCAGTCGAAGCCCCGACGGTTCCAACTGGCCTTCTGCAAGCGCGGATCAAGGCTGGATGCTAACTCACTACATCTTCAGCATTCTCCCAAGGATATTCTGTGGGAGCAGTGGAATCCCATGGTGATGACCGGGGCGCAACTGAAGGAGCCGCAGCCACCGAAGAAGCCTTCTTATCCTCGTCGAGGGCGTCGCGCATAGCCTTAAACCAGTCCTCTCCATCAGCCGCTTTCTCTTCGGGGGGAGCGGCTTGTTGCTGTTGGGGTTTCGAATCCAGATCATCCTCCTCCGAGTCGGCCACATCATCGGTCTTCCTGCCTCCCTTGCGACGACGCAGCCACACAACCTCGCCCTTCACCTTCCGAAGCTCCGATCTCAATGATGATATATCACGCTTCAGCTCTGTCACAGTGCTCATCAATAGTGATATCTTGTCCACCTCCTCAGCAGGAACCCAATCACAACCACGCCACTGGCGATGGATACGATCGAATATCAATACCGCGCTCTTCATGTGGCGCATCGAATCAAACGCACGAAGCGCACGGCCAAGATCGCATTTCAGATTCTCGCGAATGTAGGTCACGACCTCGGACCGAGTAGGGTCGGCGTCGTGCCTCATCGGCGGCATCAGGCGGAACATGGCGCGGAGGGTGGAACCGTTCTCTAGATAACTCATAGGAGAACCAAGGTACGTTCTCCCGGGGCACCCGTCAAGTATCCAGAAGGAACTTCCAATCACGGTCCCAGAAAGTTCCGCGCCCCCCCCGCTATCTCCCCTAAAAGGGAGTCTTACTACTCCCTTAAAAGGGAGTCAAAAATAGCATCGCCGAGACGCTGCGGGGGCGTTTTAAGACGCCCCGCGCTCGGCGGCAATTTTTGAGAACCCCCGATTCCGGATTGCGAAACTTGGAAGCAGGGATCCGGGGATCCGGAGGATGGGAGCAGGGGGGGCGGGAATGCTGGGTCCGATGGATGGATGTGGATGCCCAGCGCTGGAGCGGAAAGGGGTCTAGGAGGCGTCGGAGGGGGGGCTTCCGCATCAAATTGCGAAAGCGGGGTCCGCGGGGCTGGAAACGGAAGGGCCGAAACCGCTCCATTCTGCCGCTCCATTCACACCCACGGATGATTGGCCAACTCGATCCCGCTCCATGATGAGGTATCGGGGCATTAGCATTTCTAATTTCCGAATTCCGAATTCCGTATGGCTTATGGAGGATTTGGGAATAGTGATAAATCAGAAGATCGGATGCGGGCGCTTGTGACATAAGTGACGGGCGCTTGTGTTAAATCTGAGCCGTTGGACATGGCGTGTCCTAGGGGGGCGAAACCTGGCTCCGGGGGTAGGGTTGACTGGGAAGGAAGGAAGGAAGGGGGCGAGACGGGGCGCAATCGGGGCGCTGCGGGCTCCGGAATAGCGGGGCGAGTGGAGACAGGATCAGGGCAAAGAAAAGCCCCGCAGGGCGAACCATACGGGGGCGAAGGGGGAGAGTGGCCGACTATCAACCGTTGCCCGCTAGGGCGGAGAGAACCATAAGGGCAACGAAGAAAGCGCCAAGGAGAAGATATCCCAGAGCACGGAATAGGTCGGTCACCGGAACTGCCTCCCGTCAATGACCTCGAGGCGCAATCCAAGGGGACCTAGTTTGCTTTCAATTATCGGGCGCACACGGTCGGCGCAGTCGGCGCAGAACACCTTCACCGATACGTAATTGGAACCCTTGCAAGCGGAAAGCTCCACGGCACGCCGATAGTCTAGAATTACCCCGCAGTCCGGGTGGCCACAGAACATGGCGCGACCCACGGCGCACTTGAATGCGTCCCGTTGAATCAAATCGAATGCGGATTTCACAGCGCCACCCCTTCCTTGAAATGCCGGGCTCCGGTCCCGTGGGGCGGAATATGGACAGACTCGAGTCCGCCCCGAGCACCCGCGCAAAGCAAGCAGTCAGCGCAAGGGGTGCCGACTCTTTCGGATGCGCAAAGCGACTCGCCGACCGAAGCTTCGGAGCCGACCCGGAAAGTAGACCAGCCCATCGAGCGGGCGATCACCAATTCACCGATGGAGTCAACGCTTGCCATCAGAATGGAACGCCAGCCTTGCAGACTAGGTTTGCGCCACTGATGGGTATAGCCCGTGTGCCCGCTTGCAACGCCCGCGATCGCGAGGGCGAGGCTCAAAGGGATATGGGTAGGATCGCCATATGCGCCGAATCGGACTTTCCTTCCAACGAAACACTCGAGACTGCGCAAGGGAGAGTATCGGCCCGCTTTCCACGCTTTCCAAATCCCTTGGGGAGCTTGGCCGGGATTTACGTAGCATGTCCTTTCCACACCGAAGCGACCGTTTTCTTCGTGCCCGCGATGGACGCAATTGCCACAAATCAAACGGTCCAAGCCCGTTCGAATTGCTTCGGTGGGGGAAACGGATTTCACTAGGATCCACACTTGGTTCATGTCGCCCGTTTTCCGGTTATCGGAAGGGGTCTCAAAGCCGGTCGCAATGATCACACGGTCGCGATCTTCGTGGAGGATAAATCCGTTGCTCATCGGGAACCTCCGTTGATCACGGTGAACCGGATGTTGTGGCCCGTAGTTTCATTGGGA